AGTTGTATATAACACCCTTCTGGGCGAGCTCTGGGAGGATCGTGGGGATCTGGTGGACGAGGACACTATGCTGGCCCGCCGCGAAGAATACGGAACCAACCCGGCCGGGGAACCGGTCGAGCTGCCAAGCGGTGCTCTTGTGCTTACCTGCGGCGTAGATACGCAGGACAACCGGCTGGAGTATGAGGTCGTCGGCCATGGCTACTACGGGGAAACGTGGGGCATAAAAAAAGGCTACATCATGGGACGCCCGGACACCCCGGAAGTATGGGAACGGCTCGACGACGTGATCGACCATGTTTACCGCTTCGCCGACGGCAAGGGGCTGAAAATCTCAATTACATGCGTTGACTCCGGCGGCCACTACACTCAAGAAGTTTATGCGGCTTGCAGGGCCAGAAAGGAAAAACGCGTTTTTGCTATCAAGGGCAAGGGCGGCGACGGGATCCCGTTTGTCTCCCCTCCTTCCAAGGTGGCAATCAAAGACAATAAAAAAGTGACCTGCTGGCTTTATACGCTGGGCGTTGACGCCGGGAAAGCCACGATCATGTCAAGCGTGAAGGTGCAGGAAGCCGGGCCGAAGTTTTGCCACTTCTCACGGCATGAGGACGCGGGCTACGATATGAACTTTTTCAACGGCCTACTGTCTGAAAAACTGGAGTTTGTACAGACCAGAAGGGGCAACCACTGGCAATGGGTGAAACTGAAAGGCCATAACCGAAACGAGGCCCTCGACTGCCGCAACTACGCCATGGCCGGACTGAAAATAATCGATCCAGATATGGCAGCCGTGGAGCGCAGGCTCCGCAACCTGCCGGATCCGGAAAAGAAACCGAAACAGCAGCAACCGCCGCGCCGCCCTAAAAAGCCGCGCGACTATTACGAAGATTGGTAGGAGGTGACACTGTGAGACGCAGCAAGGAAGCTATAAAAAAAGAAATTGAGACAACTCAGAAAAGGCTTGACGCCTACCTCGAACGAGAGGACGCCATGCTCTCCCCGGAAGGGGTGCAGCAATACGCGATCGGCTCCAGAAGCCTGACGCGGTACAGCCTCGCGCTGGCCGACGTGCAAAAGATGATCGAGCAGCTTCGGAAGCGGCTCATTGAACTGGAGGCCGAACTCAAAGGCCAAAAGCCCAGAAAAGCCGTGGGCATAGTCCCGCGCGATTGGTAATGGTTAAATCACGGCGGCCACGCCGCCAGTGTTTAACATAAGGCAACCGGGTGAAGGTTTTGCTCCTTTACTTGCCCGGCTGCCTATTTTATTTCAAGGAGGTGAGCAAAATCAGGTACAACAAACAACTGGGCATGTATCTCCCGGACAATATCAAGCCAGCAAATAAAGGCTATGGAGAGGCAGGAGCCAGCTGGCACAAGAAAGCAACCAAGGGCTTCAATGCTCCGAGCGGCTCGCCCCGTGAGGACATAGACGCCCACAACTACACCCTGCGGCAGCGCACCCGTATGTTATACATGGCGGCCCCGATCGCCACCAGCGCAATTAAGACCAACCGCACCAATGTGATCGGCGTCGGCTTGCAGCTGAAAAGCCGCGTGGACAAGGACGTGCTCAGCATGACGCCGGAGGCCGCAGAGGAATGGCAAAAAAACACAGAGCGGGAGTTTGCTCTCTGGAGTAAAAACAAGCACGCCTGCGACGCAACCGGAGTAAATAATTTTTACGGGCTCCAGCAGCTCGCCCTTGTGTCGTGGCTTGTGTCCGGGGATTGCCTCGGAGTTTTTAAGCAATACGATCCCACACCGTTGCTGCCTTACAGTCTGCGGGTGCATTTAGTGGAGGCCGACAGAGTGGCGACGCCCTACTCAAGCGGCGGCGTCATGCCAATGTTCCACACCACCGGCCGGGCTCAAAACGGCAACGCAATCTATGACGGCGTGGAGGTTGACAGGCAAGGCATGATCGTGGCCTACCATGTACGCAGCACCCACCCTCTGGAAATGGGAACGGCAGAAACCACATGGGCCCGCGTGCTGGCCTACGGAGAGAATACCGGGCTCCCGAACGTGCTGCACGTCATGGACACGGAACGCCCTGATCAATATCGCGGCGTCAGCTATCTGGCGCAGGTGATCGAGCCCCTGCTCCAACTAAGAAGATATACCGAGAGTGAGCTCACGGCCGCAGTGGTCGAGAGCTTTTTTACTGCCTTCATCAAGACTGACGCAGACACCGACAGCGTGCCGTTCAACGAAGTGGGCGGGCTCCCGAAAGTATCAAGAGATCCCAACGAGTACGAAATGGGCCCCGGTCAGGTCAATGTTATGAACCCGAACGAGGACGTCGTGTTTGCAGATCCGAAAAGACCGGCCGGAGGCTTCGCCGACTTTGTTCGCTCTATTTGCGAGCAGGTCGGAGCGGCGCTGGAGATCCCCGCCGACTTGCTGCTAAAGTCTTTTAATGCTTCGTACAGTGCGAGCCGTGCAGCTCTGCTGGAGGCGTGGAAAGCCTTTAAAATGCGTCGGGAATGGTTTGCGGACGACTTTTGCCGCCCCGTCTATGAAGTATGGATGAGTGAAGCGGTGGCCCGTGGCCGTATTATTGCGCCGGGCTTCTTTACCAATGCAGCAATAAGAGCCGCATATCTCAGCAGCGAGTGGATCGGCCCCTCTCAGGGACAGCTCGATCCAACAAAGGAAATCACGGCCGAGATCCTTGCGTGCGGTGAGGGCTTCTCCACTCACGAGCAATCCACGATCCGGCTTAACGGCGGCCAGTGGGACGCGAACGTGGCTCAGCTGCAACGCGAAAATCAAAAACTGAGTGAAGCAAGCGTTCAGCAGGATCAAGGGCAGGCAGGCGCAAGTGACAGCCTGAAACAAACCGTGATAACTGAAATCATAAAACAAGCCGTAAAGGAGGAAAACCGAAATGAATAAACCAAAACCGGCCCAGCTGATTGCCGGGCCACCACCCACCGCGACGGCGACTAAGTTTTGGAACATGGCGAGCGTATCAGAGGACGAGGGCGAGATCACTCTGTACGGCGACGTTATGAGCCAAATGCCGATCGACTGGTGGACAGGAGAACCGGAGCCGGGGCTCTTTATTACGCCGGAGGGTTTCATGGAAGATCTGGCGCTGGTAAGAGAAAAGGCCAACGTCACCGTAAAGCTCAACAGCTGCGGCGGTGATCTTTATACCGGCATAGCAATCCACAACGCCCTGAAAGCCCTGACGGGCAATGTCAATATTGTGGTAGAAGGCATTGCGGCCAGTGCGGCCAGCGTTATTATGTGCGCCGGAGACACTGTGACCGTTTACCCCGGATCGCTGGTAATGATCCACGGCGTCAGTGTTATGCTTTACGACTGGCTCAACATTTCAGACATGAAGCAGCTCATGAAAGGCATGGACGCCAGCGAGCGGGCCGTTGCTGAAATCTACAACGCTAAGACCGGCATAGACACGGAAAGCCTGCGCTCCATGATGACTAAGGAAACATGGATGACTGGGCAGGAAGCCGTGGACAAGGGCTTCGCTGACGTCTGCGAACGTGGAGAAAGTAACCACGCTGTCAATATGAGCATGAGCGCCGACAAGAAGCTCCTGTTCGTCAACGGGGTAGCTCATAACGTGAGCGGGCTCCAGAACATTCCGGGAACTATCCCGGTGACCAAGGCTCCCGCAGCCAAGGCTCCGGCCAAGGCTGGAGTAAATAAAAACCCTGCCAACAATGGCAAAGAAGGAGGAAAACCAATCATGAATTTAGACGAACTCAGAAAAACCCACCCTGAGCTTGTGGCGCAGATTGAGCAGGACGCCAGAACGGCAGCCACGGCCGACGCCGCCAAAGCCGCCGAGGACGAACGCAAGCGCTTGCAGGCGATCGAAAGTATTGAGGCAGCAATCGGAGATCCGGAAATGATTGCAGAGGCAAAGTACGGAGAAAAGGCTTGCACGGCTCAGGAGCTCAGCTTCAGGGCGTTGCAAAAGCACGCCAAGAACGGCACCGCTTTTCTGGCTGGCTTTAAGGCCGACGGAGCTGCCAGTGGAGCTGCTGACGTCGGAGCAACACCGACCGCCACCCCCGGATCCGGCGAAAGCACACCAGACGCCGACGAGGCAGACATTCAGGCAGTAGTGAACGCCTATAACAAAACTAAAGGAGGTACGAAGTAATGAGCACAAGACTTGACGAAAACCTCGGAGCCGTGGGCTTCGACAACCTGATCAACTGCGCAAACCCTCCGGCCGACGTGTTCGGCATTGACCTGAACGCAGGTCAGGGAGTGCTAAAGCGTGGCACCCTGCTGGCGACTACGGCCACCGGCATGGCCGCGATCTCCACGACCACGACCGGAAAAGCAAATTGTATTTTGTCCGACGACGTGGACACCGGCGAGG